CAGAAGCCCTTGAATGGGTCTAAATAACTTTACATTACTTTATAATTATGGCGACATATCCTGTAGTTAACAATCAAACTGGTGAAAGAAAAGAGGTTGTGATGAGTGTGATGGATTGGGATAAATGGACAGAAGACAACCCAGATTGGAGTCGTGATTATTCAGATCCTTCAACTGCACCTGGCATGGGAATTGAATCTGTTGGTGATTGGCAAGATAAATTAAATAAAAAACATCCAAGTTGGAAAGAGGTTATTAAAAAATCAGAAAAATCTGCTGGCATTCGAGGAAGATTAGCAAAGAGAGGTATTGAAACTTAATGGCAAGAAGAAAAAGAGGATCAAGTTCAGAGCAACCAATTGGTGTTGGTTTAACTGCAAAACAAATGAAAAGAAAAAAACCATTAAATAATGGTTATCTTATTGACATTGAACCACTATCAGATAATCAAAAAAAATTATTTGATTTCTATAATGATCAAAAAAATATAGTTGCCTATGGTTGTGCGGGAACTGGTAAAACATTTATTACATTATATAAGGCACTTGCTGATGTTTTAGATGAAAGCACTCCATATGAAAAAATTTACTTAGTAAGATCTCTTGTATCTACAAGAGAAATTGGTTTTTTACCTGGTGATCATGAGGATAAAGCAGACATCTATCAAATACCTTATAAGAACATGGTAAAGTATATGTTTCAGATGCCTTCTGATGCTGACTTTGAAATGCTCTATGGTAATCTAAAAGCACAAGAAACAATTAAGTTTTGGAGCACATCTTTCATTCGTGGAACTACATTGGATAATGCAATCATCATTGTAGATGAATTTCAGAATTTAAATTTTCATGAACTTGATAGTATTATTACTCGTGTTGGTGAAAATACAAAGATTTGTTTCTGTGGTGATGCGAGTCAAACTGACTTAGTAAAAACAAATGATAAAAATGGTATCGTTAATTTTATGAACATCTTGCGTAAAATGCCATCCTTTGGTATAATAGAATTTGATATTAATGACATCGTTCGTTCTGGACTTGTCAAAGAATATCTTTTGTCGAAACTAGAGATAAATTTTGATGTTTAATCATGTAGACTTAGATCTTAAACCAATTCCAAGAGAAACAATAGATGGTATAAGGTATTATAAAATTCCTGATGAAGAGGAACCACTTAAGTTAGTTTCTATTACATCTATTACAAGTCATTTTAACAAACAGATTTTTCTTGATTGGAGAAAAAGAGTTGGGAATGAGGAAGCAGATCGTGTAACAAAAGCTGCCACAACTCGTGGAACAGATATGCATACACTAACTGAGCATTATCTAAAGAATGAGAAGTTACCAAAAGTTCCTCCTATATCTGATTTTTTATTTAAAATATCTAAGAAAGAATTAAGTAGAATCAATGAAATTTATTCTCTAGAAGGTGCCCTATATAGTAAACAACTAGGAATTGCTGGAACTGTCGATTGTATTGCAGAACATGATGGTGAATTAGCAATCATAGATTTTAAAACATCTAAGAAACCGAAACCACGGGAGTGGATTGAGCATTACTTTGTTCAGGCTATGGGGTATGGTTGTATGCTGTATGAGATGAAGAATATAGCAGTTAAAAAATTAGTCATTATTATGGCATGTGAAAATGGAGAATGCGTTGTTTATGAAGAAACTGACAAAACCAAGTATATCAGACTTCTTGGTAGATACATCGACAAATTTGTCAAAGACAAACTGGAGTTTTATGGAACCAAACAAAGAACTTGAAAAAGCAATAGAGAGTAAGTTTCTAACTCCTACTAAATTTTCGATGGAGATAGAGAAGATAGTTGCTGAAGAAAAATTAAATTACATCGATGCAATATGTCAGTATTGTGAGATGAATGACATAGAGATTCAATCTGTAACAAAACTCATTACAAAACCTCTTAAAGAAAGGTTGAAATATGATGCAATTCAGTTAAACTTTATGAAGAAGACTTCTCGTGCTAAACTACCTTTATAATGAAGAGTTTTAAAACAATAGTACCACCAGTTTTGGGTTGGTTACAAGTTGAATTAGATGATGAGGAGATGAGTTATCTTTGGAAACTTATAGAAAATAAAAAAGGTAATACCAAACATAAACTTGCAGGTCAAATAGACTCTAGTTGGAATCTTCATGATGAAGATGATTGGTTTTCAAATAATGTTATAAAGTTTTGCATCAGACAATTTCCTATTCATTTTCAAGAAATAGGAGAAAAAATTCCTACCTCTCATATACATCCTTATCATATTGATCATATGTGGGTTAATTACCAAAAGGAAAATGAATTTAATCCATTGCATCATCACAATGGTATATACAGTTTTGTAATTTGGATGAAAATACCAACAAATTTTGAAGATCAAAAAAAGTTAAAAATTGCATTTGAATCAAATTCTAATTCAATATCAAATTTTTCATTTACTTATAATGATATATTAGGTAATAGTAAAACACATTATTATCCGATGTCTAAAGAAGTGGAAGGAACTATGTTATTCTTTCCTTCACAACTATGTCATCAGGTCTATCCATTTTATAATTGTGATGATGATAGGATATCCATATCAGGAAATATATCTTTAAAAACTAATGAAATAATTGGCAGTCGTGACATCGTTAACAAGACATAAAAACAAAATGAAAAAATCTGAACTTATACATTGGAGACTTCAAGCTATGTTAAGAGAACATAGTTTTCCAGACCTAGCATATTTGGGTGTGAGACCTGACAGCATCGGTATGCCACAACATTGGTATATGATAGGTGATAATGAGGTTCCTTGTGATGCAATTACAGAATTAGAAAGTGAGGAAGTAGATGAAAGTGACACCATTTGAAACTTACCAAACTTATCTTTCAATGAAGAGTCATTTCACAAGTAAAAGGTATGACTTTTTTAAATATGGTGGAAAATCAAGAGCAACGATGACTTCTTTTAATAAAAGAAAAGATAAGTATTGGTTTGAAAAAACATCTAGAAAATACTCTGATCAAGAAATTACTGATTTTTTACTTGCAAACTTTGTAACTACAAATACCCCACAAAACTTATGGATTGGAGAAATTATAAATTCTGGAGAAAGAACGTACGCAGATTGGATGAGACGACAGCAGAGTTTGACTTACTTGTTCAAAGAACAATCAAAAAAATTACTATCGGAAAAAGAATTAGAAGAAGTATTCAATTGTTCGAGGGGTCATCCACCGATACTCAAAAAGTATCTGGGAGGAGAAATAAGTTTAGAAACCTTAGTGATCTTCGAAAAAATCTTTTCTTTTGGAAAAAAATTTAATCGTAAACTTAAAGACCCAGTGTGGGAAACCGTCAGCATGAAAATAAAAAAATATATACCCTTCCTAAATATTAATGTGTTCCAGTATAAAAAAATTTTAAGAGAGATTGTCAATGAGTAATTTTTTTGAATCAGAAATCATTCAAGGAGAACTTGAAGAAATTAATGAACTTCAAAAAATTCTTTATGGTAATGTAATGCAATTTCCCACAATGGAATATGATGAACGAATGGATCACATTGACCTTTTGACAGAGTTATTGGAAAAACAAAAAGTTATGTATACTCGTCTGTCACTATCTGATGATCCTGAAGCTGTCAAACTGAAGGAACATTTACATAAAACAATTCCTTTAATGGGTTTTCCCAAAGGAACTGATATGAATTTGCTCTTTGAGGGTATGAGAGAAACAATCTCAAAACTTAAAGACAATATTGACAAATTGTAATTAATCCATTATAATCTAAACATCCAACGAAATCCAATTTAATCCGAGGTATCCAAATGTCATTTGCTAATCTTAAAAAGCAATCAAAATTAGGTTCTTTAACTGCAAAGTTAGTTAAGGAAGTTGAAAAATTAAACACTAACGGAACATCAGGTGATGACCGTTTGTGGAAACTAGAAGTTGATAAGTCAGGTAACGGGTATGCCGTTATTCGATTCTTACCAGCACCTGATGGTGAAGACTTACCGTTTGTAAAACTGTATAGTCATGCATTCCAAGGTCCTGGTGGATGGTATATTGAAAACTCTCTCACTACACTTGGTCAGAAAGATCCCGTATCAGAGTATAACTCTCAGTTATGGAACAATGGAACAGATGCAGGTAAGGATGCTGCTCGTAAACAGAAACGTAAACTTACATACATCAGCAACATTTATGTTGTAAAAGATCCTGCCAATCCTGAGAACGAAGGAAAGGTATTTTTATATAAGTATGGTAAAAAAATCTTTGATAAACTCACAGCAGCAATGCAACCTGAGTTTGAAGATGAGGAAGCAATCGATCCATTTGATTTCTGGCAAGGTGCAAACTTCAAGTTAAAAGCAAAGAATGTAGCAGGATACAGAAACTATGATAGTTCTGAGTTCACTACTGTCACTCCTTTGCTTGATGATGATGACGCACTTGAATCTGTCTGGAAGAAAGAAAACTCTCTTAAAGAGTTTGTCGATGCCGATCAGTTCAAATCATATGATGACTTAAAAAAACGTCTAGAGTATGTGCTTGGTAGTAAGAGACCAACTAGTGTAATAGAGGAGGAAGATACTGATCGTGGTGCTGCTGAAGAGTTAGTTACTGCTGCCGTATCTACAACACCATCATCTGTAAACGAAGATGATGATGATGCTCTTTCATACTTTCAGAAACTTGCAGAGGAATAATTAATTTGTAACTCTAGTATTTTCTGTTTTTGCCAATTTATCGTTTACAAATTGAGATGATCTCTTATAGATCATCTCATTTCTTATGTCATTTAAAAATTGTTGTAAATATTCTGATCGAAGAACATCAATATTTCTTTTTTCTTCATTTAAAATACTTTCATATTCATAATATGTTACCCCTCTAACAGGATTTAATTCTGCGTTTATATTTTCTGGATTTGGTATTTTAAAATCATCATCAACCACTTTTCCTTTTGGTAAAATAACAATTCCACGATTGTTTTTGACTTCGGTTGTTTCATGATGCCTGACTTCATTAATTTTTGTTAAACCATACTTTGATACTGTGAAGTCATATAATTCCTTGCTTGATAGTGGCCATTCATCACGGACATTTACAATATTTGCTGTGATTAAAACTACCCAATCAAAACTAGATTTTCCATAAAGTTCTTTCGCAACGTTGTCTGGTCTATCTCCATCATTAATTTCATATTTGTTGAAAACACTAAAAACATTTTTTAGATCATCACGTATTTTCATTCTACGAAATATATTTTTTGCAGTAATATAACTCTCACTCGAAATCCGATTTGAGTATGGTGATTGATATTGTAAATTTGGTAGTTCTCTGAAGTATCCCATTAGAATCCTGTACCCTCCAGACCTTCTTCTACATCATAATCTTCAGAGTAGATTGGATTCAACTCTTGGAATGTAAGATCGATTTTTGTATGAACGGGTGCGGTATTGTCATC